ATAGAAAACGATAATTTTAAAATTTTTATTGATTATAAATATATAGAAAAACAAATTCATGAAAGTTTTAATAATGCTTCTTTAGTATTGGATAGTATAATTACTAGACACAGAAATGTTCATGGTATTGATCTTTGTCGTGAAGATTTTGAAATAGTAGGAATTCAAAACGGAAAAGAATTAAGTATAAAAAATTAAAATGAAAAAAAGTAAATTATTTCCTTATGGATATGTGAGTCAGCAAATTAAAGGTTATTGTCCTAGAACAAAAAAACCTATTTTTGAATTTACTCATACATTACCAAGAAGAAGAACTTACTACAAAATGTGTTGTAAGATTTCAATAATTTTGCTTTTGCTATGTATTTCGATGTTAGTATTTGGTTGTAGTAGCAAACCAATCGTAGATAGCAGGGGCAAATCATCTGCAAATATCAATGGTGATATGAACAGATACCACGATGATTATTATACTTGTGAATCTATTGTAAAAGATAACACTAATAAAGTTATGGATACAGGAAAAACAATATATAATGGACTTCGTTGGCGTGTATTATGGCTTTCACCTAAACTAACAACTAGACAAGATTTAATTAATAATTGTCTAGAAGGTAGAGGTTATAATGTACTTAACAAATAATAATAATAAAGGAGGAACTATGACAAATGTTATAGATAAAATCTTTGATAATAGCGAAGATGGTAAACCAAACTATGCTATAGATCTTATAGACGGAACTCGTTTATATACTCGTGGCACAGTTTTAAATCCAATGCCTAAACCCGGTGATGCTATTAATTTTACAATAATTAATACAAAAACATCATCAAATGGGAATCAGTATACAAATGTTAAGGATATACAAGT